CCCGTCAAGCAAGAAGGTTCAGGAGTATCATTTGATGATGCAAACGAGTCTTTCACTGCTCGATACAACCATGAAACCATTGCTTTGGCTTTTGCGATCACAGAGGAAGCCGTAGAGGACAATCTCTATGACAGAATCTCTGCGAGATACACAAGAGCACTTGCACGATCAATGGCTCACACAAAGCAGGTTAAAGCTGCAGCTGTACTAAACAACGCTTTTGACTCTTCCGTAACTGGTGGAGATGGTAAAGAGTTGTGTGCAACTGATCATCCTTTAATCAACGGTGGTACTTTCGCAAATGAACCATCAACTGCTGCTGACTTAAACGAGACATCTCTTGAAGATGCCCTAATTAGTATTGCAGGTTTCGTTGATGAGCGTGGGTTGAAAATAGCACTGCGTGGTACAAAGTTGATCATTCCACGACAGCTACAGTTCACAGCAGAAAGACTAATGTCTTCTGTTCTACGACCTGCAACATCAGACAACGATGTGAACGCTATCAGATCAATGGGAATGCTTCCACAGGGTTACACTGTGAATGACTTCCTAACAGATACTGATGCTTTCTTCATCATGACTGAC